TCACCATTGACCTGAGCAGCCGCCAAATCCTCAGCATCGTGCGCAACTACCGTGAGGATGACAAGCTCCCCACTGCCAAGCGCGTGTTTGTTAAGTACCCGTTTGTGCCGGGTCTGGGCTTCTACGACATCGGCCTCCTGCACATTCTGGGCAACACGACGAATGCGGTAACGGCGGCATGGCGTGAGCTTCTGGATGCGGGCATGTTCGCCAGCTTCCCCGGCTTCCTCATGGCGGATCAGGGTGCGCGCCAGAACACCAATATCTTCCGCGTTCCTCCCGGCGGCTCTGCTACCGTGAAGACCAACGGCATGAAGATCAGCGATGCCATCATGCCGCTGCCCTACAAGGAGCCCAGCCCTGCGCTGTATAACCTTGCGCAGAGCATCGCTGAGTACGGTCAGCGCGTTGGCGGCACTGCTGAGATGGCGGTTGGAGAAGGCCGTCAGGACGCTCCTGTGGGCACCACACTGGCCATCATTGAGCAGGCCACCAAGGTCCTCAACAGCGTCCACAAGCGCCTGCACGCCGCTCAGGCTGAGGAGTTCCAGCTTCTGGTGGAGTGCTTCCGCGAGAACCCGGAGAGCTTCTGGCAGCGCATCAAAAAGCCCGCCTATCCGTGGGATCAGGAGACGTTTAATCAGGCCATTAACAACTACTATCTTGTCCCGCAGGCTGATCCTAACACTGCCAGCCAGACGCAGCGCATGATGAAGACGGTTGCGCTGATCCAGTTGGCCTCGCAGGCCCCGGATATGTTTGACCTGAACGCGGTCAACCGTCAGGCCATCCGCACGATTGGTTACAACCCGGATGAGTTTGTAAAGAAGCAGGACGGGTCTGTCTCGCCTGAGGCCATGAAGGCCATGGCTGAGCTTGAGGAGAAGAAGGCCAAGATTGCTAATGAGAGCATCACCGCCCAGTCCGATGCCAAGCTGAAGGAAGCTCAGGCCGCCAAGACTGCATCTGAGATTGGCGCAGGCCCGCAGGCTCAGAACCCGGCGGACATGCTGAACGCTCAGGCCGCCATGATGAGTGCCCAGAACGATGCCGCTGATCTTGAGCTTAGGCGCAAGCAGCTTGAGGTAGACCACAAAGACATTACGCTGGACGGCCAGAACCGCGCTGAAGAGCGTGACAGCCGTGAGAAGCTAGCCATGGTCAACCTTCAGCGTGAGGCGTTGAAGATGGATCACGACAAGGACATGCACCAGCTTGATATGCAGAAGCTGCAAACACAGGCGGCGCTGAAGCCTGAACCCGCGCCTAAGAAGCCGGGTAAGAAGAAGCCTAATCCGGGTCTTGCGGGGTAAGAGTAAATGGCGGGCAAGAAAGACATCCTAAAGAAGGCGCTTGAGGTTGCGGCGGATGTGACTGGCGTAGCGCGGCGCACGCCCAACGAAGTCTTCCCTGACCTTGCCAACCGATATCCCGAAGTGGGCGCTCCGGTTAAGGCTTTTGACAAGAAGACAGGCAAGGAATATCTGGCCAAGTCACTTTCGCCTGAGGCTGAGGCGTTTAAGTCTGCGCGCGACATTGTGCAAAAGGACATTGAAGCTGGCCAGTATTCGCCCTTCTTTGATGTTACAAAGCGCGCTGACGTTGACCCGTCTTTCTATCCCTCAGAGGGCAAGACAATTGACGTTATGCCCAAGAAGCAGGAGACGCGCGCAAAGTATCGCGCCATGGCGTTTGATCCTGAGGGACTTGCCCGCTTGCGTGCTGGCTATGAGGCTGGCCTGACGCAGAAGGATGTCGCCGAAAACTGGTACTTCATGAAGCAGCTTGAGGATGAGTTTATCAAGGAGCTTGGTGAGGAAGAGGGCCGCAAGCAGTTTAAGGACCGCTTTGCCAAGGCCATGGCGCTCACCACTGGCGGCGCTGACCCGACAAGCAACTTGCTCATGTCGTATTATGGGAACTACTTGAAGAATAAAGGGTTGGATGTTCCTCAAGCGGCGTTTGATATGCCGTACCCAATTGGCGGGCGTTATGCGTCTTCCAACATGAGTATGTTTGAGCGCAACTACGGGAATGAACTGTCGCCCGACAACCCGAAGCGTCTTAACTTCCAAAACAATTTCCTTGGGTACAAAGAGCCAACCATTGATGAGCAGATGTCCAAGGGCTTTGACCCTAAGCTCCAGATGCCTGAGTGGTATGGGCCGTATGAAGAGGCTATCAATACCCTCGCCAAGGAATACAATGTTGACCCGCGCTATTTCCAAGAGGTGACATGGGCTGGCCTCAAGAGCCAAGGCAAGGGCGGCTATAAGGGCGTGCCGATGATCCAGCACGTTAACGAGGCCATTGAGCGCACAAGCCGCCTGACTGGCGTGCCGCCTGAGGAGGTTGTCCGCCGTGGTCTAGTGCGCGCGGATATGCCGATTTACAGCGTTGCCCCTGTCGCTGGCGCTGCCACAATGGGCGCGATGGATGAAGAGGACCGGGACGCCGCGATTGATGAAGCCTTGACTGTTGCTAGGGCCTCTGGCGGGGCCGTGGAGCGCGATGGATACGCTGGGCGCGGTAGAGTGCTTAGCAAGCTTGGGAAGGCCACTATGGACCTTCTTGGCCCTTCTGAACGGAGGGGTCTTCTAGAACTTACCCCGCCCGGTTCTGGATACGAGGGCTTGCCCGGTAAGCCGAAGACGGTGAAGCTTCCCGGCATTGGAGAGGCTGAGGCAAGGCCGATACCGGAGATCATGAAGGCGGCTGAGGAATACAGCGCCAAGCGCGGCCTTCCCGGCGCGCATGAAATCTCTGAGTTTCCTACACTGGATGAAGCCTTCGCCATGCGTGTGGCGGAAGCCTATGACCGCATGAAGCACGCGCCCAATGATCCTGCTGTTCGCCGGGCCTATGACGCCATGGCGCAGGAAACGCTGGACCAGCTTCAGGCGGCCAAGGATGCTGGCGTTGAGTTTACTGCCATTCGTGGCAAGGACCCGTATGCGGCCAGCCCGTCACTTGGCTATGCGGATATTGCAGAGCGCGGCAATCTTTACTTCTTCCCGACTGATGCGGGCTTTGGCTCCAGCATTGAGTTTGACCCGTCACAGAACCCGCTGCTGAAGCGTATTGGCCGCGTGGGTGACCTTGAGAACGCGACTGTCAATGATGCTTTCCGCGTTGTGCATGATTTGTACGGCCACTACGGACCCGGTAATCCGTTCTTCCGGGCACCCGGCGAGGAGCGTGCCTATCTGCTGCACCGCCGCATGTATTCGCCTGAAGCATTGCCCGCGATGACAAGTGAGACGCGCGGGCAAAATAGCTGGCTAAACTTTGGCCCGTTTGGCCCGCGAAACCGCACAGCCGCTTCTGAAGACACTGTTTTTGCAGATCAGAAGACGGGCGTCATGGACCCCTTCACGTATCTTGAGCGCGCGGATGGTGGCGTTGTGGATGACGCTATCCGCATCGCCAAGCAGGAGGGTGGTGGCCTGACGCCATATGCTGATGACCCCAGCTTCCGTTTTCGTGAAAAGTGGATGGCGGAAAACCCTGACAATCCCAAAGTTAGGGAAATGGCTACATCTATGACGGATGAGAGCCTGCGTAATCTGTTTGACGAATACAATGCCTACGAGCGCGGCATGGAGGAGATGGCCAGCCGTGGCTATAGCCCGGTTGAGCCAAACACGCAGGGTGAAATTACTTCCTATACGCCCACACTCCGTGAAGACCTGTACGCCGCCATGCCAACGGATGTTGCGCGCAATGTTGGGGCTAACTTAGCGCCGATTGGAGATGCTTTTAACTTCCTGACTGGCTTGGAGAGCTATGCCAACGCCAATTATCAGTTTGCCAAGACTGGCGAGACGCCTTCCATTGGCCAGCGCGCAGAATTGGTGGCTGACATGGCCCCCGGTCTTGTGGTGGCAGCCGGTAAACCCATCGTTGCTGGCGTCAAAAAGGCTGCTGGAGCCATTCGCCCCACTGTTGCGGGTGGTTTGGCGGGTGCTGGTGCGCTTACTTTGGGTTCAGAAGAGGCCGAAGCGGGTAAGTTGAACCTGTTTTCGCGCCTAAATCAGGCTGTTGAAGCTCTCCCGATGGACAAAATGACCGCTGAACAGGCTTTGGCGGTTCTTTCCAAGTCAGTTCCTGCCTCAGAACTGCGTTGGACGGGCATGTTGGACTACTTGAAGAGTAATCCAAAGGTAAACAAGGCTGCTTTGGCTGAATTTGCGCAGAAAAACGCTGTTGTGCCTGAAGAAACTGTTATTGGAGGAGGCGTTTACAGGCGTGATCAGGTTATCCCGCGCGAAGAAATCAAAGAAAAATATCGTGACGAAATGAATAGGCTTTCAAGCGCTGAAATGCGCATGGCGTCTATGGGTATGACTGATCAAGCGCGCATATATGCTCAGCAGCGCCAAGATTTATATGATCAAATGATTGACGATGAAATTATGATGATGGGCGGATTTGAGCGGCGTCCTCAGTACAAGCAATGGTCTTCGCCGGGTGAGGATGTGGGCACGTATCGTGAGCATGTGTTTACAATGCCGGGTAACGAGTATGTCTCCTCACACTACCAAGACATGCCCGGTTATATTGGGCACATGAGAACAACCCAGTTTTCTACGCCACAAGGCCGCGTGTTCGTGATGGATGAAGCCCAGAGTGATCTTGCGCAGGATTTGCGCAGGGAGGGTGAAGTTGCGCGTCCTGAATATCGCATTGTGGATCAGGGCGGGTACTACGCTGCTGAGCTTCTGGACGGCTCCGGTGCGATGCGTGGTGGATACGGCACGCCTGAGCAGGCACGCGAGGCTGGCGAGGAGATGGCGCGCAAAAGGGTCCGCAAGGCCGCTCCGTACACTGAAAGCACCAGTGAGTGGACTGATCTTGCGTTGAAGCGTGGATTGCAGGCCGCCGCAGAAGCTGATGCCAAATTCTTCGCGTGGCCTCCGGGCAGGGTGCAGAGCGCACGCTATGACCTTGAGAAGCAGGCTGAAACCATTAACTTCAAGTACAATCCGCAGAGGGACACCTACGATATCGGCGTCAGCTACGGCAACAACATGGGTGATGATTTGCTCACCAATGCATCTCCCAAGGAAGTTGAGCGCACCGTTGGCAAGACGGTCTTTGAACAAATTCAGAAAAACATGAACACAGAGGGCTTTGACCCTCAGGAATATCACTCCATTCCCACGCGCGGCATGACGATTGGCGGTGAGGGGATGAAGAAGTATTACGATGAAATTGTTCCCAAGCGTCTTCAGGAGGTTGTCCGCAAGGCGACTGGCATGAAAGTTAAGCCTGAAAAAGTTAAAGTTCCAACTGCTGAAGGCGAAATGGAATATTGGGGCATTCCGCTGACAGATGAGATTAAGTCTGCTAAATGGTCTTCATTCAGCAGTGGTGGCGAGGTTGTTGACCGCGCGCTGGCGTTAACTTCTGAGGTCTAAGATGGCAAAGAAGCCCAAGTATTTCACGATTAAGGACACGGATGAGCGTAAGCACCGTGTCCTTGGCGGGGCCAATAGCACCAAGACCGCTGCTGGCGCGACGATGAAGAGTGCAACCCAGTCCAATACCAGCAAGGGCGGCGGTGGCGGCGGCAGTAAGAACCAAGGTCCTAGCGGCGGCATGATGGGCGGAACGGGCTCTGGTGGGTCTGCGCGCACTGCGCCGTCTACTGGCTCCAATGTTGGCGCTGGCCGTATTGGCGGTGGCGGGGGCAGTGGTGACCGCAATCTTGGGAGCAGTTCTCGCTCTGGCCCCGGCTCTACAGGCGGCTCTAAAACGCCCGGTGCATCTAAGTCTTCCGCGCCCAGCAAGCCCAAGTCTACAGGCCCTTCGCGCGGTCCCACGGATGCCCCTTCCCGCACAGAACCCTCGCGCGCCCTTGGCAACTTTGCTCCCGCCGGTAGCAAGTTTGGCCCCCGCGCTGGTGTAGACAAGACTGCGGGCACTGTTACCCCGTCAACGATTGCTGCTGACCGGATTATCGGTGACATCGCACGCGGTAGCAGCGTGCTTGGCTCTACCGTTCCAAAGATGCAGGACCGCGTTCCGGCTGACCCGACGAAGCTTGGCGGTAGCCAGATCGTCAATATGGAGCAGCGCCCGACAATTACATCTGGGCCGCCTAGGCGTGGTGGTCTTGGGCAGATCACGCCTCCCGCTGCTACAAGGGGTCTAGAGCCTGCCGGTGGGCCCACTGAGGACATTTTTGCGGGTGCTAACTCACCCTTTGCTGACAGTGGCGTGTCCCAGTACAACCGCGACACCTACAACAGGATGCCAGCGAGTGCTGCCATGGCGCAGGGATATGGCGCGTACAGGACGCCTCCGTCTCCCTTCTCTCCTGCCGCTCAGGACGCGCGTGACCGCATTGCAGCGGCTTCTGATCCCTCTGGCCTCCCCATGCCTGCTGGAAGCGCCCTAGCCTCTGCGCCGATGCCCAGAGCCGTTGCCAGTGTGCAGCCTAGCTATCCGTCCCTTGGGCCTGTTGCTGACCCGCGCACGGGCTTCCTTGCGCAGAACAATGTTTGGACTGCATCCCCGGCGTCAGTGGCCAACCTTGGTCTTGGTGCTGCTCCTCAGCGCCCTGCGTTTGCGGCTGGCACTGACATTTACGGGAACGATTACCGTACCGCTAGTGCGCCTGCTCAAAAGGCAAAGTCGCAGGATAGGATTGCTTCTGAGCCGGGGCTTGTTGGCTCACCCGTTGCCGTGAACCCTGCTGGCGCTACGGATATTTTTAAGTATACTCCTGCTGTTGCGCAAACTTATACGCCTATCACACCTTACGGTCCGGTGGTTGCCACATCTGATGATCCCTATAATCAGAGATATGCAGCGGCAGCGGATGCTTTTGGCTACATGCCAACTGACCGCGCTATTATGCCAGCTAATACGGAACAAACGCCTGCTGAAGAACAGGTAAGCAATACTATGACTGGTGCAGACATTATGCCCCAGTATGACCCCAAGGTTGTAAAGGCAATGGAGCCAATCGCCAAGTGGGCGGCTGACAAGCTCAACACTCGTGTCGCCCCCTCTCAGCAGGATAGCTGGCTGGAGCGCGCAGACAATTATCTGACTGACAAGTTTGGGACGCCCGGACCCAATAGCCCTTACGCGCGCCAGCAGGCCCGCATGAATGACGTTGCTGGGCGTGGAGAGCGGCAAGTGTATACGCCGCCCCCGCCTGCGCCCGTTGTCGCTACACCGCAGCCGCTCCCTCCGCCGCCGCCTGCCATGCCGCAGTTGCCGCCTTATGTTAACTACCAGCAACTTCCAACAACATACTCTGGCGGTGTTGCACCTTCTCAGCCCATCACGGATTACATCTATGGTGGGTATGCCAGCGGCGGTTCTGTTTCCCCCAGAAACTGGGACCGCATTGATGCTGCCATCAGGCTGGCAAAACTCTTTTCGTAAACACCGAAACGCAGTACACTGAGCGTACCAAGGAGACACAACATGGAATACCGGAAGCAGGCCAAGGCCGCGATGAACGAGAAGATCAGCCGCATGACCGCGCCGCTCAAGGGCCCGGTTGATGCTTCTGGTTGGGAAGTTTATGACCCGCTGAACGCCGATGTTAAAACGGGCATGCGCCCCGTTTCCCGCCGCGCTTACAAGAAGGGCGGTAAGGTTGAGGCGAAGCCTGAGGGCAAGATGTGCGGTGGCCGCGCTGACCGTAAAGCGCGCAAGGATGGCGGCAAGGCTGCTACGCCTAACAATCTGATTAACCGCAACGTCAAGGAAGCCAATCAGGAGCGCGATGGCATCAAGCACGTTGGTGGCATGAAGACTGGTGGGCGCGCCAAGAAGAACGTTGGCGGTGGCATGCCCTATGGCGGTGCAAACTTTGGCATCCCGCAGGGCGCAGGCACCAGCAAGCTCCGCCAGATGGCTGGCTACAAGAAGGGCGGCAAGGTCTCCAAGGAAGAGTGGGAACACTCCAAGGCTGACCTGAAGCAGGACAAGAAGCTTGCCAAGAAGCATGGCATGTCCATGGAGAAGTGGGAGAAGTCCAAGGCTGACGAAAAGCACGACAAGCAGCAGTCCACCAAGGGCCTGAAGTCGGGTGGCCGCGCCAAGAAGCAGGAAGGCGGCGGCAGCTTTGCTGATGACTACTACAAGAAGACCTACGCGGGTAAAGGCATCCGCGCTGGCCTGCGCGCCATGGGCTTTGAGGACCCTTACGAGGACCGTCCCCTTGTTGAGCCGGTGATGCCCAAGGTCATGCGCAAGGGCAAGGGTGATCTTGACCGCGCTGCTCTGGACCGTGCGAACATGGAAACCATGCTCACGCAGGACCCGCTGGATGACCGCGCGCTGGTTACCCGCGAGGGCGACTATGACCGCTATGCCCCCTACAAGAAGGGCGGCAAGGTTGACCATGATGCCCACAAGGCAATTGGCCATGCAGTCGGCGCTGCCATGAAGGCTTACCTCGCCAATGGCGAGGAAGAAGAAGAGTACGAAGAAGAGGATGAGCGCAAGAAGCGCAAGTCCGGTGGCCGCGTGGCGAAGGCTTATGGCGGTGGCTTTGGCGAGGACATGAACAATCCCAAGGCCAAGTCTGACAAGCCGTCCAAGGGCAGCAAGGTGCCTGTCGTGAACATCACGATCAACTCCACCCCCAAGCAGCCTGAGCCTATGGTTCCCGGTGGCCCTACAATGCCTCTGGGAGCGCCTCCCGCGCCCGTTCCGCCGATTGCTGGTATGGGCCCCATGCCGCCCGCGCCGCCCATGGGTGGCCTTGGCGCTGGCCCTGCTCCCGCTCCGGGGCCGGGCCCCATGCCCCTCCCGCGTAAGCGTGGCGGGCGTGCCATGATGACCGCTGGTGCTGGCTCCGGTGAGGGCCGCCTCCAGAAGAAGGAATGGTACGGCGCGCGTCCCCCGAAGAAGGATGGCGGTGGCCTTGGCATGACGGCTGGCGCTGGTTCTGGCGAGGGACGCCTTCAGAAGATTGACGCCTACGGGAAGAAGGCTTACTAAGCCCCCGCCGCAGGGGGCCTGAGCCCGTCACAGTCAGGAAGTAGGCCAGAATGCTGGCTTCCCCCTGAGGCACCAAAGAAGAAGGCCGGGAGTTACCCCGGCCTTTTTGTTATGCGTAAAGTGGCTTTACATCGGTTTGTCTTGTGGGGGATTTTTCCTTTTTCCACTTAAAGCCATCTCGCCATTTTACGTCTTCCATGGCCTTGGCCCAGTCTGCTTCCTTTATGCGCTCTATACACCAGTCTACTGATTTTCCTTTGTTCCAGTGGTCATAAAACCACTTGGCATCCCATGTGTAGGCGGCGTGGCAAAGAGCTAGCCTCAGGCGGGGCGGCAGCTTCTCAAGATAGTACCAGTTGTCCTTCTTGCGATAGCCTGAGCGCGTCAGTCCGTTTCCCATAATTCCCTCCAGAGTATTGGCCGGGGATTTCTCCCCGGCTTTAAACTCATGCCCGCTTGCGGCTGCGCTTTGAGGCTGGCGGTGTGCGCCGTGTTATCCGCTCAATTGGCGCTGTTATCTTTTCGGGCTTAGGGTCTTCCTCGCCCTTGCGCTGGCCAAAGATACCCTCATTGTCCCACCACACCTGAGCATAGTCATCAACGCTGACTACGTTAATGCGCACATCAACGTCATGCACTTCGTAGTAGCGTTCCCAGTCGCGCAGTGACTTGATTGCGAGGGTGATGGCCTCCTCCTTGTCAGGGGCGCGCCCCCAAGAAGACCCAGCGCCAATATTAATGAATGCAAGATAGTCGCTCATATGTACCTCTATGTGAGGGTCAGAACCATTTCCGACCTAACAAGCATAGTATCCCATATCCGTGACGCATTGTCAACAGGAACATGTTCCTTGTTAATATCAGTGCATAAGTAATTTAACTTCTTGCTATGTAAATAGATTAACTTTGCGGCATTCACTACCTGTATCTTGCGATGCAGACCTATGACACGTTTTGGCAGAAGATTTTTGCGAAGCGCCTTCAGGAAGCTGCGATGCGCGAAAGTGAGCGCATAGTCACCGGCAATGCTGAGAGCTTTGCGGACTACAAGTTTCAGGCGGGGATTGTGCGTGGCCTGAACATCGCATTTGAGATGATTGACGAAGTTAACACCGAAATCAGCAAGGCAGAACAGGGGAGCAAGTAATGCCCTACATGAGAATGGAACACGCCAGTGACCCGGCGGATGCGATCCGCAAGGAGATGGGCGATATCAGCGACATTGAGATTTTCCACAATCAGGTGCTTGTGGCAATCTACATCCGTCCTGAGAAGACGAAGAGCGGCCTTTATCTGTCATCGCAGACCCGCGATGAGGACAAGTATCAGGGCAAGGTTGGCCTGATCATCAAGAAGGGCGCTGATGCCTTTGTTGATGACAGTGGCAAGTGGTTCAAGGGCGTCAAGCTTGACGTTGGTGACTGGGTTTACTTCAGGCCATCGGATGGATGGCAGATCACCGTCCATGGCCAGTTGTGCCGCATTCTTGATGACACAGATGTGCGCGGGCGCATTCCTGTCCCAGATAGTGTCTGGTGATTGACTATGGGTAAAGTCTGCGCGGGATGCAAGACCGATAAGACGCTTAGCGAGTTTTCGCGGCAAGCAAAATCAATGGACGGGCATCGCACAAAATGTAAGGCGTGCACCAAAATTGATAACGCTGACTGGTATCTTCGCAACCGCGAAGACAAGCTTGCCAAAAACAAAAAATGGGCGCTTGAAAACAAAGAAGCGCGTAACGCTCTTTCTCGCAAATATCAAAAACAGCGCAAAGATTATTACTCTGCGCACAACAAAGAATGGCACAAAAAGCACAAGGATGACCCGGCTTTTCGTGAAAGGGTGCGTGTAAAATCGCGTAACAGAATTGCCCGTGTAAAGCAGGCAACTCCTTCATGGATTTCTGCAATAGAAGCAGCGCAAATGCAGGAATTTTACGACATTGCTAAAGCGCGCTCCATGCAGACAGGTGAGAGGTATGAAGTAGACCACATCATTCCGCTTGGAGGGTCTGTGGTTTCTGGGCTGCATGTCCCTTGGAACCTTCAGATTATTAAGGAAAAGGAAAACTTGGCAAAGGGAACGCGCATTATGGAGGTTGCATAAATGGCTGATGAAGACACCAAGCCTAAGGACGAAGAAATCGTCGTAGCGGCACCGAAAGAAGAGGCCGAAGCTCTGGAAGCGCCAGAGAAGGCAACGGAAGAGGTTGAGGAAGGCATTAAAGCTCTCAAGCACCAGCTTGAAATGGAGCGCAATGCCCGTGCTGAAGCTGAGCGCCGTGCCCGTGAGGCTCAGAATACCGCTTCGCGCGCGTCTTTGGAGGTGCAGGATAGCAATCTCCAGTTAATCATGAGCGCGATTGATAGCGTTAAGCGCACAAATGACATGCTGAAGCGTGATTATGCCACTGCGATGCAGGCTGGTGATTACGAAACGGCGGCTGAAATCCAGTCCAACATGTCAATCAACGGCGCAAAGTTGCTCCAGCTTGAGAATGGCAGGAGCGCGCTTGAGCAGAGGCTGGCAAATCCGCCCAAGCCTGAGCAGGAAGTGCCTCAGGACCCTGTTGAGGCGGTTGCATCGCAGCTTTCTCCGCGCTCTGCGGCATGGGTTAGGGCTCATCCTGAGTGCGTCAGGGACCGCCGCCTCTACATGAAGATGATTGGGGCGCATAATATCGCTGTTGCGGACGGTTTTCAGGCCGATACAGACGAATATTTCGCGGAAATTGAGCGCCAGATGGGCTACCGCAAGCCCCAGACCGCCGTTGAGGCCGATTATGATGAGGAACCCATGTCTGCGGCGGCAAAACCGATGGCCCGCAAGCCTCCTCCGCCCGCTGCACCGTCCTCTCGCACAGCTTCCAACGGCACTGGCGGCAGAAACACCGTCACGTTGACCCGTGAAGAGCGTGAAATGGCGGGAATTATGGGCATGACGCCTGAAGAGTACGCGAAAAACAAGGTTGCGCTGAAGAAAGAAGGGAAACTCAACTAATGACCGAAGAAACCGCACCGAAAAGCGCAAAAAAGCGCATTCCGCCTGAGATGCGTCCCAGCTTTGGCGAAGAAACCCGCTCTGAGATGCGCGCAACGCCCCGTGAGGACGATCCGCGTGCCCGTGCTGAACGCAGGGCGGCTGAAATCCGCCAGCATCTGAAGGGTGACACCTCTGACGGCGCTGACCGCTTCTACATTGACCCGAATGTCATTCCTGACGGCTGGTCCTATGAGTGGAAGCGCAAAACCATCTGGGGCAAGGAAGACCCTGCGCATGAGGTTGAGCTTGCGCGCAAGGGCTGGGAGGTTGTCCCGGCTTCCCGCCACCCTGAGATGATGCCCAAGGGCAACTGGCAGACAATTGAGCGTGATGGCATGATCCTGATGGAGCGCCCGAAGGTGCTTACGGATGAAGCGCACAATTCCAATCTGCGTTCCGCCCGCCTTCAGGTTAAGGCTAAGGAGGCACAGCTTACACAGGCTCCCGATGGCACCTTTGAGCGTGATGATCCGCGCGTGAGGCCGTCCATCAAGAAGTCCTATCAGGCGATGCCGATTAGCGAGGAGTAAGCGGGGGTAAAAACCTTCTGCCTGTCGGAGCAGCGCCGCCCCTAATCCGGGCGGCGTTTGCTTTCCGCAAATTCTCCAAAATACTTTTCTGCGGCAGCATTGTATGCTGCTCTTGCTTCATCCGGCGTGTTGTAGCTACCCAGCCAAATTTCCTGCCCTTGAACACGTATTCTTACGTGCCACTTAGAGCCGCGCTTTTTGACGCCTTTTATACCCGTTTTGCTGTGCTTTCTAACTTTGCTGTTTCTGCAATTGTCGGAATGAGACGCAATCCGCAGATTTGATATGCGATTATCCTTCCTGTCTCCGTTAATATGGTCAATTTGCATATCTGTTGGCGCGCTTCCGTAATGCATTGCCCAGGCCAGCCTATGGGCAAGGTACTCAACATCATTAACGACTATTGTCCTGTACCCGCGACCGTGGTTCGCGCCCGCGATTTTACCGGCGCGGGCATGACCTTTCCTGTCTTTTGCCCACGTAAAAACTCCTGTTTCCGGGTCATAATTCAAAAGCTCCCTTATGGAGTTAATGTTTTCAATTGGTTTTGCTTTTAACATTTTCCGCTCCTTTTGCTACAGACTAACCAAAAAGGAGCAAAATATCAAGCTTATTGCGGTCTCTTAAAAAATCAGTTAATTGTTATTTATTGCCCCCGGAGTGGCTAGTTAAAACCTGACTATTAGGTGGCCCGGAGTTACTGATGTAGTCGCAATAGAGGAAAACTCTATGCCCAATACGAATTCTCCTTTTGGGTTTAAAGTTTATCGCGGCATGGGTGCGGACCCGACATACGAACTCTCTGTTCGTCTGATCAAGTCTGACAACACGACTGCGATTTACTTTGGAGACCCCGTCACCAACCTGAACACGGGTTACATCACCCGCGCTACGGCTGGCACCGCCCAGATCAGCGGCATCTTCGCTGGTTGCAAGTATCTCTCCACATCGCAGAAGCGCACAGTCTGGTCCAACTTCTGGCCGGGTGCTGATGCTGCTGCTGACGTTGAGGCGTATCTTGTGGACGCTCCGAATGCTCAGTTTGTTGTGCAGGCTGGCGGCACCGCCATTGGCCTTGCTGACATGGGTCTGAACATTCAGTTCAACCTTGGCACTGGCAACGCTAACACGGGCATCTCTGGTGCTTACGTGGAAAGCCCTGCCGTGACCGCCACCCTTCCCTTCCGCATCATTGGGTTCATTCAGGACCCGCCGGGTGCCAACGGGACTGACATTGCATCTGCCTACAATCAGATCATTGTCGGCTTCAACAATGTCACCAGCCGCAATAACGGCGCTGGCCCGACAGGCATCTAAGAGGAGCATTGACCAATGGCTGTTAATCTCTCTGCCATCAAGGACCTTCTGCTCCCCGGCCTTCGCGGAATTGAAGGCAAGTACGAGCAGATTCCGTCCCAGTACGACAAGATTTTCACCAAGCACGAAAGCCGCATGGCGCTTGAGCGTACCGCTGAAATGCGTTACCTCGGCCTCGCGCAGCTTAAGACCGAAGGTGGCCAGACCGCCTTTGATAACGGCGCTGGTGAACGTTACGTCTACAATCAGGAGCATACTGAAATTGCTCTCGGTTACGCCATCACCCGCAAGGCGATTGACGATAACCTCTACAAGACGCAGTTCCAGCCCTCCAACCTTGGCCTGATTGAAAGCTTCCAGCAGACCAAGGAAATCTACGGCGCTAACGTCATCAACACGGCCACGACATACAACGCGGCTGTTGGCGGTGACGGTAAGGCCCTGATTGCCACCGACCATCCGATTGACGGCGGCACGGTTGCCAATCGCCCCGCGACAGATGTGGAACTCAACGAGGCCACTCTTCTCGCCGGTATGATTGCCATCCGTACCAACTTCAAGGATCAGGCTGGCCTCAAGGTCTTCGCCCGCGCTCGTAAGCTGCTGGTTCCCCCGCAGCTTGAGCCGGTTGCGATCCGCCTCACGAAGTCTGAACTGCGCCCCGGCACAGCGGATAACGATGTCAATGCGATCATCAGCACTTCCGGCGGTCTGCCCGAAGGCTACATGACCAACGACTTCCTCACATCCGCCACTGCTTGGTTCCTCCTCACGAACATTGACGGCCTCTCCTACATGGAGCGCGTCAAGTTTGAGACGGATATGCAGGTGGATTTCGTAACTGACAACCTTTTGGTCAAAGGGTACGAGAGGTATTCTTTTGGCTACTACAATTGGCGTTCAATTTGGGGCTCCCTCCCCACGTAAGCGCCTATTTACAATAGGTTATCAACAAAGATAACTTTGGGGTTTCTTTTGTTAGCCAAGCAGGGTACAAACCTAACAGGCAAAACGAAAGGAACCCCAAATGCCTTCTATGAAGCGCGTAGACCTCTCTTATGAAGAGGTTTTTGAAAAACTCTCTTACGACCCTTCATCTGGAATTTTTACTTGGAAAATTGACGCGGCCAAAAATGTTAAGGCCGGATCAATTGCCGGAAGCTTTAAGGGCATCCGCCTTAACAGGAAAACAGGGCAGCAGACGCGGTACATGTATCTTCGCATAAATGACTACGAAATTCCGGCGGCGCGTGTTGCTTGGCTCTTAACGCATAAAGAGTGGCCTAAGTCTAATGTCCTCTTTGCGGACAATGACCCAAGCAACCTGAGGATTGAGAATATACGGCTCGGCCGTTTTATCTCTGAGCGCGTCAATAACGGCGGCAAGAAGAAGCACAAAATGTCCGCCGAAGCTCAGCGCCACTACGGCCTCAAGCGTTACTATGGCATTGACCTCGCCAAGTATCAGGAAATGCTTCTCGCCCAGAACGGCGTTTGCGCCATTTGCTCTAAGCCTGAAACCAGCGTTGTTAACGGCAAGATCAAGCCTTTGGCGGTAGACCACTGCCATAACAGTGAGAAAATACGCGGCTTGCTTTGTGCGCGCTGCAATCAGGCGGTTGGTTTATTTGGTGAGGATGTTAACGTGCTAAGCAACGCAATAGAATACTTGCGCAAGCACAATAATACTGATACCAATTAATCGGCGGCTAAACCCGTCTCCTTTTCTGGTATTAACCTACTGTACCGACCGGACCAGCGGACTTTGCACAGACGGTAC